GCTCTTCGATCTGATCTTCGTCTGTGAAGTATGCGTTGACTACATACTGACCGTTAAAATTCTTTGCTTTCTTGGCAGCAACGTTGTCGTCGCCACCCATATCTCGGTTCTCTTCAAACACCTTTGGGTATTCGAGGATCATATCCATTGTAAACTTAGCCATGTCGGGTTCCTTTGTTTAAGCTGTAGGGTTTACAGCACTGTGTTGGTAATATACTATAAGTTCATTTTGACGAATCTGTAACACTGATTAGCTAACTTATTTACTCGTTACTGAAGAATGTCACATAGTGTTGCATAAAAGACTCAGTTGGACCTAGTGGATGTCCGCATAAGTCTTACCGAACTGCACATCAGTCCCAAGTGGGACGTTCAGCTTGACCCTCTTGTTCAGGATAACAGCAGCATCGTGCATGATCTTCTCTACGTTACCCTCGTCACCTTCCTTGACCAGAGCGATGATCTCGTCGTGGAACTGGCCCACAGACTTGATACCGTTCTTACGACAGACAGCAACCCAAGTATCAAAGCAGTAGACACCTGTGCCTTGGTTCAAAGTGCTGAACCTGTCCTTGTCACTACGCAGACTATACCAGAAACCAGAGACAGGGTTCTTTAGCCACATGCCCCCGAACAACTCCCTAACCTGTAGTGTGCTGGCAACCTTCTCAATGGCCCAGTTACGGGACCAGAAGGCGTCTAGCAGGGTCTTAGCCTCAGACTTGCTCATACCCGTCTCACGGGCCAGCTTAGGCGCTCCTACACCGTATGTGGCGCTGTAGTTGACCACCTTGTAGTTCTTGCGGAGTGCCTTGAGTGAACGCTCACCTGAATTATGCTTGTCGATGTCTTCTTGAGAGATGACACCAGCGTGTAGTGCCAAGTCAAGGTGTGGGTCAAACCCTTCCTTGCTCATCTGTTCCACATACTCAGGGTCGAGTGGCTTCATGTAGTGTCGTTTGGTCGTGTCTTCTAAGCTAGTCATGTCAGCACCAGCTAAGACGTAGCCATCAGGGCAGGTAAGACACCCACGGATCACATCACCGTAAGGCTTGTCTACACTAGGCAGGTTGACCAGAGGCTTCATGTGCTTGAACCTGAATGTATTCGTCAGGCCAGCCACCGTAGCTTGTAGGTAGCCATCAACGTGACAGTCTAGGAACGACTTAAGTATTCCAGCACGATGAGTAAGCACGGTAAGACCATCCAGCAGATCAACAGCAGGGTCCATACTGACAAGTTCCTTGACACTCTTGCAAAGGTCTCCGTCATTACGGACTTGTTCGATTTGTCTTTCATCACCTGTTTTCTTATCCCTGATGAACTTATACGTTCGTGGTTTCCAACCTAAGCTGTACAGCCAGTCCTTGACTTGGTCGTTACTGTTTGGGTTACCCCGTTCTTCTCCTGTCTGGACAGTTAGGCTTTTTGCGGAGATTGGCATCTTATTCTCCGCACACAGTGCAACCCACTTCTCACCGTGAGAGGACAACTCGCCATCTTTCTTGTGCATGACCTTAGGCTGGGTAGCCACACGGGTCAGTGCCTTCTTAGGCATAGCATCAGCTAGTTGCTCTACCTTCTCTTCTTTCAGCCTGATGATTTCGTCGTAGGCTTCCTGAGCTTTATCTACATCTAGCTTCCACCGAAGGTCTTCTTGCTCTCTGGCACAGTCTAGTTTGAACGACAGATAGTCGATCAGACGATCCATCTCACTTTCGTCTTGGTAGAGCTTGTTAAGTTTGTGCCATAGGTCACGCCACAGACGAGAGTTGATTTTAACGTCCTCTTGACACCTGTTAGCGTAGTCTTCATAGGTCAGGCTGTTCCAGTCCTTGATAACAGGCTTGGGGATACCGTAGTCAACACCGTACCATTCAAGACCATGCTTCAGTCTGTCGTGGTGCAGATACCAGCTTATTGCTAGAGTATCTACCAGACGTGCCTTTACCTTGATACCCAGCACTTTTTCCACTGCGGGGATGTCGAATCGGATAATATTATGACCTATGAGGTAATGATGGGTTTTAAAGAACTCACGCATTTCATCGTAGTCACCAGTCGATACAACATCCTTGCCATCATAGCTATACGACAAGACATGAATCTTGGTCAACTCATCTAATAGACCGTCAGTTTCAATGTCGAATACTGTCATTAGTGTACCTCTCGTAGTGTAAACGTATCAGTACTAAACCGCATCATACCTGCCTTACCTTCTTCAGAACATGGTCGGTTCTTCTCAATAGTAAGGTGTGTCGTGTTACGCTCTTGCAAGTCAGTAGAATCCTTGTCACGCTTCAAGTCAATGATGACTGATGCCCGCTGTCCGATCATACGACAATACTTCATCTGACCATCATCGTTAGTGTGGGCGATAGTAACGATACCCACGTTCAACTCAGCAGACAGTTTAGACAGTCGCACAGACAAGTCAGCCAACATCTGTTCCTTGCTCTCCTCTGACGACCCAACAAGGACATCTTGGATAGGTTCAAAGAACACGAACTTAACACCACAAGCGACAGCAAAGTATCGTATCTGGTCAATAAGATCATCAGCACCTTGACCATCACTCAGATAGAACTGGTAGAAGTTCTCATCCTTGGTCAACTTACCGATAGCCTCAATGACACGATCCTCAGCACCCTTCTCTTCGATCAAGTCACGCCGTGTCAGGTTGTCGTTACACTCGTAAGACACAAGGCCAAGCAGTGACCTCAACTTAGTCTCTTCCAAGTGCCATGCAGCAATAGGTACACCACGCTTCAGCATGTTGTATTCCAAGAACCGCATCACCTCTGTCTTACCAATGCCTGTAGGTGCCTTGATAACTGTGAAGTGACCCTGCATCAACCCCAAGATTTTGTCGTCTAGTGCTTGGATACCCGTAGGGATAAACTGATGCTCAGGCGTATCCTTGTACAACGACAAGAAGTCCTGTGTGCTGTTCATCACGTTCTCAGGGACATACTTCCGTGCGTTCCACCATGCGCTCTTGAAGTCTGCTGCCTTACCTGCCTGTAGAAACTCATTAGCGTCCTTGTAGGGCCGATGGTCAACACGATAGACCTTATTAGGGAACAACTTAGACACACGGTCAGCAAGAGCATTACCAGCATCATCGTTGTCAACTGACAGCACGATCTTATCGAAACTGTTGAGCCAGTCTGCACAGTTCTCCCAGAGCTTCTTAGAGGGCGTAGCAGAGGGCAGTGACACTACTGGGTTGGTGTAGCCGCTCTTGAGCATCTGAGCCACTGACAGGGCGTCCAGTTCACCCTCAGTGATGGTTACCATCTTAGAGCTACCAGCAGTGAACAGGTTCATCCCGAACAGTTCGTCCCCCTTGAACCCTGCTTTGGCGTAGAAGCCTTTCTCTGTCAGGTTACGGACTTTAATTCCGCCGGAGGGGTAGACATACTCTTGACGGTTGTCGTAGGTCAGTACCCCGTAGTCCTCCATCGTCTTGGTGTTGATGCCACGCATGTTGACATATTCACCATCTGATACATCTTCGATCAGCTTTGGTGTGAACGACATAAAATTATCACCTCTCTTTGTCGGGTATCTATCTTCAGCCCAATCGAATTTATTTCCACTGGACGGGTAACTTGCATTGCACTTGTGACACTTACCAAAACCACCATCATTGTAGCTGAAGGCATCAGATGAGCCACACGACACATAAGGGCATGGTTGATGTGGATGTTCTGCCATGTGTAACTTCTCCTAACTTAAGTTATAACCTAAGTTATATTACTTGTTGTTATTACTAGTAGGTGAATAACTTAAGCTATAACTTACGTTACTCCTACTTACTTATAAGGTCATTCTGCGAAACCTGTAACATCACGAATTGTTACAGTAAGGCACCATATAGCTTGTCTAATGCAGCCTTTTCATGTCGTGACACCCACATCTTGTTAGTTTCAAGGACTTCACCCACCTCATCTTGAGTCATATCTTGGTAATGTCTCATCTTGATGATTGCAAATTCTGTTGGTGTTAGTGACAACTTTGCAACACTTAGTATGTAGTCACTGAAATTCTTGGCCTCATAGGCAATGGCATGGTCATCTGTGAATATGGTGTCGTTGTCAAGAGATTCAGTCTTGTTCGATACCGCATCCATCAGACTGCATAGGGTGACTTCAGAGACCCCACTGAGGTTATCCAGACCGTCACCCCCAGAGATGGCGTTAGAAGCCGCCCTAGAGGCCCATGTGCAGGGGATAGACACTGCCTTGACCTTGATGTTCACATAGTCATTCATTGCCCTACGGGCTGCACCTACGAAGTCGGACTTGTTTGTCTTGCCAGCTTCACGACACTCATAACAGGCAAGCAGGCCCTCACTCACTAAGTCTTCATACTGGTCCTTACTACGATAGCGATTAGCCAAACTCTTGCACAAGATGTGTAGTTCATCGTCAGTCATCAGCCTCTCCCTCTTGTGACAGTTCTTCTTGTCGTTTACGGATCATATACGCGACATCATAAAGAGTGACATCTGGACATGAACGTAAGACCTCAGATATTTCATCTAGTGTCATAGTCATTCTCCCATCAGTGCAGGCCAGCTTACAGGAAACAGGTCACCCATCACCTTGCTGATCTGATCGGCCACCACACGGCTCTCATATTGAGTGTCAGAGGCACACCGTAGGCGACACATGGAAGCAAAGGCATCCAGAGAACCCGACCAGTACCATTCCGTCATAGTAGACTGAGGCAGGACCATGCGGGCCATTTCAGGTGCCACACCATCCTCAACCATAGTGTCATAAGCCTCGTGACTTTTTGCGTTTACCTCGGCCACATACTCGTCGATACTCTTCTTATAGTGCCTCCAAGGCATCTTGTCCTTGTGGTCTTCCGCGTAATCGTTCCAATAGCTCATGTCAACTTCGGATAAAGTCACTTCAGTTACAACACCCTCAGACCCCTGCTTCTTGTCCGCAGACTTACCACGCCAGACCTCAGGCACATAGAACTCAGGTTCATCTGACACATATCGACGACTTATTTCGTTCCAACGTAAAAACTTATGTTTCTGAAGCTGTCGTGCAACAAAGATAGGTGCCTTCACATGGAAGCTAGCAAAGGCATGACCGAATGGTGACAGGTGCTTATGCTTGGCCAGATACCGGATCAGCTTCTTGTCACGTTCCTCTAGCACAGCGATCAAGTCACCACAGCGATTACCATTCTCGTAATCATAGTCCAGCCACTCAACAGCCTCAGACTCTTTGCCAAAGGATACCCGTGCAGCGTTAACAGTTGAAAGGTCTGACCCCATGTGGTCAATCAAAGTAGCTTTAATCTGAGGGACTTGTCCCGATTTATGTGTCATCTTTGTGTTCCTCTGCAAGTTTAATTAGTCGATTACACCCATCAATAGCATCCTGTCCCATTACATCTGGACTGTAGCCCATGTATGCAGACAAAACCATACGAGCATAGAGTTCACCAAGGAGTTTAGTCTCATACTCTTTGAGTAACTCTTTGTCTGTCATGGCTGCTTCAAGATCGGCAAACAACATCGGCAAAAGTCTAGCTGCAACTGTATTAATTGCCTGTTGTTTAACCTCTAATTCATCATCTGACATCGGCAACCTTTCATGGTTCTGCGTCATAATCTTTTACTCCATGTTTCTCAATATCGTTCAGCATAGCCTTTAGCATCCATACTATGTCACCCAGAGATTCACCATCAATACTGACAGGGTCTTGGGTCCAGCCATCGCCATCTGCCATAGGATAGTACTCGTGCATCGCATAATACGTCTCACCCTTGTCTGTCAGGTGTCGCATGATCTGGTAATGCCAGTGAATACTCATCAGAATACCTCACTCATCAGCTTGAACCAAGCACTATTGATTATCTTACGCTCTATCAAGTAGTCACCAGCAGTGTAGTATTGCAGAACTGTGATCGTAGCTTTGCCATCGTGATACAGAGAGTTCAGGTCAGTGTGTTCGATGTCACTGAGTTTAGGCTTATTCACCAGACGAGTAATCTCATTTATGATAACCGTAAGGCTCTCTTCTAATCCTACCACGACAAACTCTGTGAAGATGTCATCACTACCTTCAATTAGACGTTCAACTAGTTTTTCTTTAAGGGTTTTCATTCGTTTTCTCCTTGTTGAAGTTCTTGCAGCAGAATTATTGCAAAAAGAGCATCTCGTTCTGAGATGACAGAAAACATCAGTGTATCATAATAATCACCATGCTCTTGACCACCTTCATTTTCCATGATGTCCCAGAGGTCGTCTTCTTCGCTGTATTCAACATAAAACTTACGCATCATTTAGTAACTCCTCTACTTCCTCTGTTGTGTACGGGCCTTCAATAGACTTACCGTAGTCAGCCAAGACCTTCAAGGCATCAGCAATATCTAATCCGTATGCAGCACAGGTCAAGATAAACTCTAGCCCCAACTCTGTGATCTTCTTGCTTGAGATGTCATCAATGTCGAAGGTATACGTTGCTGAGCCATCCTCGTTTTCTTTCACGTCAGTGACTATAAGCATTGCTAGTTCGTCATTCATTGGTCTGTCCTTTCAATATGCTGCTTTTCATAGCGTCCGCCAGTATAGCAGTGCGGGCAATGCACTCTTGAAACATAGCCAGCTTTCCAGCTCCTACCCTACCCTGCATATCGTTGAGGGCGTAATTTGCTCGCTTCACCAGATCATCAGTC